CAGCACCGGGGAATGCCCGAGGTCACGCCGGCCCTGAAGCTGTTCGCACAACTTCGCCGGTACACCGAGGCGGTCTGTGCTGCCGCCGAGACTGCGGCCGACTTCGCGGGCTTCCTGCGGACCAACTCGCCGGCCGCCGAGGTCGACGAGGTCGAGGCGTTCGCTGAGATGCCCATCGAAAAGCGGGCGATGGTCACGCTGCCGGACGGCTGGACCTTTGAGCAGTTGAAGGCAGAGCAGCCGACCAGCACCTACGCCATGTTCAAACGCGAGATCTTGAACGAGATCGGCCGCTGCCTACAGCTGCCCTTCAACGTCGCAGCCTTGGACTCGTCGTCTTACAACTACGCCTCTGGCCGGATGGACCATCAGGTCTACGCCACCACTCAACGGGTCGTCCGCGACGACATTGAGCGAGTGATGCTCGATCGGGTCTTGGCCGCGTGGGTCAACGAGGCCACGCTCGCCGGCTACATGCCCGAGGGAGTTCCGCCGTTCTCCGAGTGGGACTGGTCCTGGCAGTGGGACGGCAAAGAGCACGTCGACCCCAACAAGGAAGCCAACGCAGCGGACACTCGCCTGCGGAACCACACCACCACGCTGGCGGCTGAGTACGCCAAGCAAGGCAAGCCGTGGGATGTCGAGCTGCGTCAGCGTGCCGCCGAGTTATCGCTGATGCAGGATCTCGGGCTCTACGTCGAGATGCCGTCTGACGGCAGCATCGACGACGCCGACATGGAGGAAACATGAACGCGATCAAGATCAGTTCGGACGTGAACTTCTTGCAGGGTGCCGAAGGCGATTCGGCACCGTCTGGCAAGCGGTTTCGGATTGTGGCCTACACCGGCGCTCCGATCCGGCAGGGCTGGAGCCGTGAGCCGGTCGTGATCGACATGGCCGGGATGCAGCTGCCGGCGACCGTGCCAGTGGTCCTCGGCCACGACTACACGCTCGGGTCGATCCTCGGCCAGGGCCGCCCGTTTGTCGAGGCCGGCCAGTTGATCGTCGAAGGCGAGATCCTGGCCCAGAACGGCAACGCCGACCAAGTCGCTGCACTCGCTGCGGCTGGCTACCAGTTCCAGGCGAGCGTCGGCGCCGATGTTCGGCGGCACCAGAAGATCGACGCCGATGGCGTCGCACAAGTCAACGGAGCGGCCTTTGTCGGGCCGGTTCGTGTAGTCAAAGCCTCCGCGCTGCGGGAGGTTTCGTTTGTCACCTTGGGCGCTGATGCAGCTACCAGCGTCGCCATCGCGGCGGAAGCCGACGAGGAGTCTTCTATGGCGGACAACGCCACCCAGACGCCCGCAGAGGAGCCCATCGTGGCTGTCGCTGCGGAAGCCACGGCGAGTGTCGCCGTGGAAGCCACCACCTCGGTCGATCACAGCAAGACGATCGCCGACTTGACCAAGAAAGTCGAGACAATGGAAAAGCTGATCGCGACCCGAGACGAGCGTCCCGCTGCTCCGGCCGTGCATGTGGCCCAGCAGACCGCCCGTACCCCCGAAGTCATCGAGGCTGCGTTCGCCCTCCAGGGCGGCCTGCCGAATGTCGAGAAGCAGTACGACGCCAAGACCCTCGAGGCCGCTGCCAAGATCCAGCGGACGACGAGCCTCGGCGAAGTGCTTCTCTCGGCTGCCGAGGAAGGCGGCTACACGGGCTCGCGTCGGATCTCCGCCGCGACCCTGCGGCCGATCCTCGCTGCTGCGTGGGCCACGCACAGCATCGGCGGCATCCTGTCGGCGACCGTCAACAAGTTCCTCCTCGCCGGCTTCAACGGCGTCGAGAGCTCGTGGCGGTCGATCTCGTCGGTTCGCAGCGTCAACGATTTCAAGGCGCTGACGAGCTACCGGCTCAACGGCGGCTTCAAGTTTGAGAAGGTCGCCAACGGTGGCGAACTCAAGAACGCTGCGGCCAGCGACGAGAGCCGGACGATCTCGGCGGACACCTACGGCATCATGACCAGCGTCACTCGCACTGACCTGATCAACGATGACCTCGGTGCCCTGACTGCCGTTCCTCAGCGGATCGGCCGTGGCGGTGCTCTGAAGCTCAACGACGTGTTCTGGGCCTCGTTCCAGGACGACTCAAGCTTCTTCACCACCGGCCGTGGCAACAAGAAGACGACGGCCGGCGCTCTCTCGCTCGCCAACCTCAAGGCGATCGTGACGCTGTTCCGCAAGCTCAAGGACGCTGACGGCAACCCGGTTGCTGTCGAGCCCCGCGTGCTGCTGGTTCCGGCCGACATCGAGCTGGCGGCTGCCGAGATCATGGGCTCGTCGCTCCTCGTCGGCGGCTCGTCTGCCGGCCCGGATCGGAACGTGCTGGCTGGCCGGTACGAGGTCGTCTCGACGACCTACCTGTCCAGTGCCGAGGACTACTACCTCCTTGCGTCGCCGGCTGATCTGCCGGTGATGGAGGTGGCGTTCCTCAACGGCGTGCAGAGCCCGATCGTGGAGACGGCGGAAGCCGACTTCAACACGCTCGGCGTGCAGATGCGTGGCTACTTCGACTTCGGCGTGTCGAAGGCCGAGTACCTGGCTGGCGTCAAGGCCGACGCTTCTTGATCTGAAGACAAACCGTGACCGCCGGGCGGGGGCTGCCTCCCGCCCGGCGGCATGATTCGCAAAACCCTATACCCGTAGAAAGCAGGTGATCTCAATGGCTTCTTATGTTCAGGCTGGCTGCCTCATCGACCACACGCCCTCGTCCGCTGTCGCGGCCGGTGGCGTGGTCGTTCTCAATGATCTGGTCTGCGTCGCTCCCGTGGCGATCGCTGCCAACGCTCTCGGTGCGGTCGCCGTCGACGGCGTCTGGAACTTCCCGAAGGCGTCCGGTGCGATCGGTCAGGGTGCTCTCGTGTACTGGGACTCGACCAACAGCAACATCACCACGACCTCGGCTGGCAACAAGCGTGCCGGCAAGGCTGCGGCTGCTGCGGCGTCGGGCGACACCAGCGTGCTCGTGATCATCAACTGCGGCTGATCCAGTCCATCGCAAGCCGCCGGCGGCAGCGCTGCTACCCGCGCCGCCGGCGGTCTTGTAGCCAGAGGTTCCAATGGCCGACCTACTCGCCAGCGGTGCAGCGTGGCTCGCCGGCCAGTTGGCGGCGGGAGCGTCGCGGTCTGTCCGCTACTGGCGTGGCAGCAACTCTGCCATGGTGCAGGCCACGGTCGGAACCAGCCGGTTTGAGTCGCAGGGCACCAGCGGGATTCTTGAAACGTGGGAGTCTCGGGACTTTGTGATGAAGGCAGGGACGCTGCCGTTCGGCGAGCCAGCTAGGCACGACCGGATAGTTGAGACAATCAACGGCGTCGCGATCACATACGAGGTCACGAGCCCGCGTGGCGTGCCGGTCTTTCACTGGGGCGACGCCTTCCGGCAGACGATGCGCGTTCACACGGTTTCAACAAACGAGTCTGCCGTCACCTAGCGCGTCAATCCCGGTGAGGAACCACGCCAATCCGTCGACAATACGCACAGGTTTTACATGCCAACATTCTCACTGCTGCCGGGCCAGTTGGACGTGACATTCGTCGTCGGCGACGAAGTCAATATCGCCATCAACCTCGGGCAGAACATTACCGGATACACGCTCTCATCTGCCGTGTTCGTCGCAAGCACAGGAGGCTTCCAGGGCGGCGGCGGTGGCGTTGTGTCGACTGTCGGTGCAACCGCAGCGACGCCAACGATACAAGTCGTGACGGCGTCGACCGGGGCGATCATCTGGAGTCTGACGGAGACGCAGACGGCGGCGCTGACTCCAGCGATCAAGTACCTCTGGTATCTGCGGTGGGTCACGCCGACTAGCTCAATCACCAGGACGATTCTTGCAGGGGCGTGCATCCCGAGGGCACCCGGCGCATGAGCGAGATTACAGTTTCTGTCGTCGGCTCGTCGACGATCAACCCGGTGGTCGGCAACGGCGATACGGTCAACGTGACCGTGGCGTCGGTCGGTGCCACCGGGCCTGCCGGCCCCGCTGGTGCTATTGGAGCGACTGGCCCGGCTGGACCTGCTGGCCCTACAGGTGCGGCCGGGGCTCAGGGGCCGAAGGGCGACACAGGGGCAACGGGACCGCAAGGCCCGGCAGGGCCGACAGGCGCGACTGGTGCAGCGGGTGCCACGGGAGCCACAGGGCCGGCAGGCCCGAAGGGAGACGCGGGCGACACGGGTGCAACTGGACCGCAAGGCCCGGCAGGGCCGACAGGCGCCGCAGGACCGGCTGGAGCAACAGGAGCGACCGGCGCGACAGGGGCAACCGGCCCTGCCGGCACGACGACCTGGGCGGGGATCACAGACAAACCCGCGACGTTCACGCCGTCGAGCCACACGCACGCGATCTCGGACGTGACGGGATTGGACGCGGCCCTGAGCGGCAAGGCCAGCACGACAGATTCGCGACTGAACGTCACATGGCCGGTTCGTGCCGTGAACGTCGGCGGCTTGTTCAAGATCACGAACGGATCGTCGTTCCAGTGGCTGCCAACAACGTGGCCTGCGGTCGAGTTCGGTGATCTTTCGACGCTGGCGAGCGTTGAGCACGCTACGGAATCCGTCACGGTCAACTTGTCTTCGACGCTCTCGGCGATTCTCGCCGCAAACCTTGGCTGGACTCTGGTTCGGTCTTCTCTTGAAGTGTCGCTCATTGACGCCGACAACCGGGTCGTCGGTTGGGGGACGACTGAGAGCAACGGCGAGTACGGGCCGACGAACGGCAACGGCGGTCACATTATGACGCTGACGGTCGGGTCGTTTCCGACTATCTCAGCCACCCACAAAAACGAATGGGTGTTGTCGTCTGACAATGGCACGTTTGCCGACAAGTTCTCATATGTCCTGAACAGGCCGACGCCGTACAAGCAAGTCGCTCACCGGCTGCTAGACAATGGCAAGTACGCATGGGCCAACATTACGGACAAGCCAACCTTCGCGACCGTCGCCACCAGCGGCTCCTACGCCGACCTCTCAAACAAGCCCGCGATTCCGTCCGCCTACACGCTGCCGACCGCCACGGGCTCCGTCCTAGGCGGCGTGAAGATTGGCGGCGGCATCAGCATCGACGCCAACGGCGTGATTTCAGCCTCGTCCGCCTACACGCTTCCCGCCGCGACAACATCCACCCTCGGCGGTGTGATCGTCGGCTCGGGCCTGTCGGTGAGCAGTGGGACGATCTCAGCGGCCGTCCAAAGCGTCAACGGCCTCACCGGTGCCGTGGTCGTGATAGCGCCCTACGCCACGGCCGACTCATTCCCCGCCACGGGCCAGGCCGCCACTCTGTACGTCGAGTCGGATACCGGCCGCGTGAACCAGTGGACCGGCAGCGTCTACGCCGAGACGGGGATTGACTCGACCGCCGGGCAGCATGCCAGCCAGCACGGCGCGGCGGGCAGCGATCCGATCACTATCGCTACGTCGCAGATCACGGGCTTCAACGCTGCGGCGGCGGCAGCCGCGCCGGTTCAGTCGGTCAACGGCTCAACGGGTGCTGTCACCGTCAGCACCGGCAAACCCCTCGGCCTCATCCTCGCTCTGACCTGACATTATGCCATTTTCATTCCCAGCATC